GGCGAATCTTGGATTAACTTCCAAACGTTCTGTGATGTAACTAGTAGGGCTCGTCCAGGCGCCCTTGAACTTGGGCCAAGTAGAGTGTGTTCCGTAGATACGGGGGGTAAGAAACGGATTGTGAGTGTTCCTGACATTTGCATGAACTTCCTCCGTCCTCTACATTACACATTCTATGATAAGCTTTCTAAGTTCAGTTGGTGTCTCCGCGGAGACGCCAAACCCCGACGGTTCGAGGACTTCCACTCGGTGGCGGGTGAAGTTTTTGTCTCCGGCGACTATGAGAGTGCCACTGATAATCTTAATACTCATGTACAGAAGTTTATTCTTCGTAAAGTACTTGATAGAGCCAGCAGTGTTCCTGAAGGTATCAAGGAACTTGCTCTTAGCTCCCTGTCTATGCGCTTGTCGGATAGTTCAGGTAAGATTGTCGACCAGCAACGTGGTCAGTTGATGGGTAATCTTATTTCATTTCCTCTGCTCTGTCTGGTGAACTTCTTAGCTTTTAAGTTTTTCGTCAGACGGCACGTTCCCCTCAGGATTAACGGCGACGACATTGTGTTCCGCGCGTCGCCGAGGGAAGCAAAGGAATGGATGGATGGTGTACAAAAGACCGGCCTGGTACTTTCGAAAGGAAAGACGATGGTTGATGGACGGTTCTTCTCGTTGAATTCCTGTTTCTTCGAGGCACGACGGAAGAGGGTTTCGGTCCTCCCGTTTGTGCGGTCCGGGGCGTTCTTCGGAAAAGTCGAAGAAGGGGTGATCTCCTTGCGGGATCGCTTCAGAGACTGTTTCGAAGGTTTCGTCGGGACCAAGAAAAAGATCATCAATCGCCGCTTCCTGATGGTAAATCACCGTTTTGTCTTGGCGTCTCGTCGTTCGGTTAACAACGGACTCGGGATACGCGCGGACAGTGATTTACTCCGTTCATCAGGACTCTATAACCGAGAGATCTGCTACCTTGAACCAACTGGAGCTTGGCTCCAGGAGGTTCCGCTTGCGGATGTTGTAAAGCAAGTTTCACCCTACAGGATTGAAGGGTGGTCTCTCGAGAAAGGGGATATAAAATCGAAAGTAGTAAAGGATAGACAAAAAGAACATTCTCGTCTGGTTCGCGACGAGATCTGGACTGTCCCTGTGGCAGCAGCGTCTTCCTTACAGAAATCAAAGAAAGAACTGATAAAGGAGAGTGGTAAGAATGTTGGCAGCTGTGGGAAGTTGTCTCGTACTCGTGTTGTACGGTTTGCGCGCCTTTCGGGGTGTTCGAACAGTGCCGCGGGTCGCTTTCTTAACAAGTACAGGGCTCTCCCTCCTGCAGTTTTTCGCCCAAAAGGCTTCCTGTGGTGGTGCCCGACGGAGGAACGGTCTCGTTCAATCGTCTTCTTGTCAAGCGGCTTTACGTCGTAGTAGGGCAGAGTTTAGTAGACCCGGGTGCGGGGGATTGGTGCAACCGTGTTGCTTACGATTCCCCGGGTGTAACCCACGGTTTGGTCCGAAGCGTTTTTGTTCTGCCTTCAGCGTGGGTAAACCACGTGTGTAAGTCTTGGGCTGAAAGAGTCCCTGCATGTGAATGCGGTGGAGGTATCCCCTTGGCGGTACGGGAGGTTGCCCCTCGAGGGTGCCAATGGAAGGAACAGACCCTGCGTGGCAACACGTAGTTGGTCGTTAGCCGGCGTGCGACACGAGCGTGAAAGCCTTGAGAAAGACTCTCAACCCTGCTACGGCGAGGAGAGGCGGTGTCCAGCACCCCTAAGGTCCGACGTCTCGACGGATTTAAG